CGGCAGCTCAGCAGGCTCCCAGGCCAAAACTGACATTCTCTCAAAGGCAGCAAAATGAACTTGACCCCCCACTTCACCTTGGAAGAACTGACAGCCAGCGAGACCGCTGAGCGCAACGGCTGGGACAATAGCCCCAACGATCAGGAGCTGGCCAATCTCACGCGCCTGGCTGACTTCTTGGAGCAGGTCAAAGTCGTGCTGAACGGCAAGCCCATCATGATCAGCTCAGGCCTGCGCACGAAGAAAGTCAACGACGCAGTGGGCAGCAAAGACACCAGCCAGCACCGTATCGGCTGCGCTGCCGATTTCCGTGTGCCAGGCATGACACCAGACCAAGTGGTGAAGGCCATAGTCGCCAGCGGCATTGGCTACGATCAGGTCATCCGCGAGTTTGATCGCTGGACCCACATCAGCGTACCCAACAGCGTGGACACCAGCCCCCGCAGGCAGGCTTTGATCATCGACAAGGCTGGCGCCAGGCCTTACGCATAAACGGCGGCGCAAGCCACCAAGAAGGCCAGCCAGAGCATCCCCAGGATGCCCATCACAAACCACCAGGCAGCACGCCTGAGCATGTACTGCCACACAGACTGCGGCAACAGCTCAGGCCCGTGCACCTTCTTGCCGATCTTGGCCACACGCACAGGACAGTTCCGGCCCTGATTGCATTCACCGTATTCGTCGCAGCAGTTCACGATGGCTCCTTCAGCGTAGCCCATGCCACTTGAGCACATCGGGCGCACTGGTAGTGGTACTGGGTGCGGTGTGGCGATGGGGTCAACAGCCAACGGTGTTTACATTCGGTCACAGTCCTAACTCCTTCAATGCTGCTTGCAGTCCAGCGAGTCCACCGACACGCTGACCTTGGATGAAAATCTGGGGCAGTTGTCGCACATCAGGGTGCTTTTCCCTCAGTGCGTCAAACTCATACGGGTTGTCGCAGTCAATCTCATCAAACCCAATTCCTTTGCTGTTCAGCAGCGCCTTGGCTGTGGTGCAGTTGGGGCAATTCGATTTGGTGTAAATCACGATGTTCATGGTGTCACCGCCTTCATCTCCCAACCCAACAAAAAGTACGACCAGCGCATCTGGAGCGATGGGACGCTGTACTTACCATTGGCGTTCATGTTGAAGTCTGTGTGTCCTTTGCCACGCATGATGGCTTCAAAGATTGTTTGTGCTTGGCTCATGCCTGCTCCTCAGTGGCTTTGTGCAAATAGGCCGTCAGGCGCTTGATCTGCGCCTCGCGGTACTTGACCATGGACTCGGCGTATTCACGCGCTGTCTGGGCCTCCAGCAGCCTGCGCTTGCTGTCCTCCAACTCGCGCAGTGCCAACGCCTCAGCGCTCGGCGTGGTGTAGGCGTTCTTCGCCCAATTGCACAGCTCTCGAATCATGTCAGCTCCTTCTCGGCCATCTCATTGGCCATCTTTGCCCAATACTCCCGGCTCACGCTATCGACCAGGATTCCAACCTGATCGAACTTGCGCTCGGCCAGCACCTTAGCCAGCACCATCTTGACGTTGGTGCTTGCCTCGCCCAGCGCCTCGGTGATGTTGAATCCGTCCATCGGATCGCAAGCCTCACCGTGTTGCATCAGCTCAATGGATCTCGCCTCGATCGCAAAGGCCAGGCTCTCCGCCCGATCCTCATCATCCTGGCGGCTGTTCATCATCATGGTGTTCATGCAGCTCATGACGACCACCATGCCACCAGCAATGCGGCCATGCCGACACCAATTGCAAAAGCCAAGGCATAACCAGCCACGCGCTCCCAAAGCGGCTCTGTTCGACCATAGCCCTGCACCCAGGTGCAGTCTGCAAAGTTACGGGGTGTTGTGTAATTCTTCATGTCGTTCTCCTGAAAGGTGGGGCCAGTGGCCCCGGTTGATTAAACGGCGGCCTTGCGTGCGTCAGATCTTGCGTTAACTTCAAACTGCTTGCTTGCAACGCACTTGATGCAGCGGTATGCAGGCGCTTCCATCTTGAAGTTTTCCCAATCGGTGCTCATTGGAGTGCGCAGAATGTTGCGGCCACAAGCAGTGCGGCTGGCGAAGCCACTGCCTGATTTGTTGAGGTGCATTTGATGTGCCATGTTTGCTGCTCCGGTTTGTTTGTTGCGACGCCCTGATCATAACACCACAAACACACACAAACGCGCACAATCATAAAAGATTATTTTATAAGGGATTTCCCTAATCCATCATCTCAACATCATGCGGCCCACGCTTGCCATCTAGGATTTCATGCAGGCGCTTTTCTGTCAGCCTGTGGCAGCGCACCATCACCCTGGCTGGCAGCATGTCGATCAGCTCGGCATAGTCGCTCAGGATTGAGCGCACGGCCACGATGCCTTCACCGTCCAGGCGCAGCTTGTGCCCTTCCTTGCTGCGCTTGCCTGCCTTGGCCATGGCGGTGATGGCATCCATGAGCAGGCCGCTGCCGTCCTCGCAGACTTTCATCTCCTGCACCAGCGTTTCCACCAGGTTGATGGCGTCCGACACCAGCCTCCAGTCGTCTGGCTGCGGATCTTCGCCCTGCTCCATGTTGTGCAGGCCTTGGTACATCTTGGTGAGCTGGTGCATCCGCCAAGCCTGTGGCAAAGGCTCGGTCGGACTTGCGGCCATCTCGTCGAGCAAGGTGTACCTCTTTGGGCGTGGCTGGCGCTTTTTCTTCACACGAACCCCGACAGGTCTGGAGCCTTCCAGCCCTCTGGTTTGCCGATCTTGCCGCCAGGCAGAATCACCGGCTTGCCGTCCACCAGCTTGGCATCGTTGCTGGCCAGCACGGCCTGGTCGGCTCCGAGCTTATCGAAGCCTGCTAGGTACGCCACACCGTTTCCGGTCACTTCGCTGTCGCAGATGGCATCAAGCGCCTCTGCCCGTCGGCCCTTTGGAATGCTCGCGGTGATCAAACCCTTCTTCAGCAAATGGCCAAGAGAATTCAGCTCGTGCACGATGTTGCGCAGGCGGTCTTGAATGGAACGGTCGTGGCCGTCGTCCAATTCGATGCAGGAAAAGAACTCGGCCTTCTCTTCAAAGTCGCATCCGATCTGCACCGCTATCGCGGCACGCGCAGGAACTTTTCCGCAGGCCTTCAGCCAGGCCGCTGTGCGCTCAAAGTTGCTGGCTTGGGCCTCTGCCATTAGGCGCTCGTTTCTGGCCCTCAAAAGCCTGTTTTCCTGCTCCAGCTCTGCAACGAGCATGTCCAGGTTGATTTCGTCTTCGCTCATGGCTTGAACTCCAAAATACTGAAGGTCTTGTCGACCCGGTCAAAGAAAACTGACAGGCCTGGCCGCGACCCGCATCGCAGGGCACGGCAGGCAGCCAGGTGGATTGTGGATGGCCGAAGCATGGCCATCAGGATGTAGCGCTTGTCCATCAGTATTTCCAGACAGTGATCTCGACAACCCACAAACGCAGGATGAATTCATTGTCCTCAATGCCGATGGCGAACAGTGGCCAGCGACGCTTGAGCCACTCCACATCAAAACGCAGTCCTCGCTTCATGCTTTCACCTTGTCCAGCTCCAGCCGGATGTAGTGCAGCACCTGGGCGCTCAGGCTGCGCGTGTTGCGCTCGGCCTCGGCCTTGAGCTTGGCCATGACATCGTCTGACAGGCGGACGGTCACGTATTGGGTCTTGTTTTTGGTTGTCATTGCTCGCTCCTTACTGAGTTCATGTTCACGCTGACATACCAGTCGCGCAACGCTTGCGCGTCTGCCAACGCATTGTGTGGATTCTTTGAAACGGTATCAACGCGCAAAACTTCCATTGTCAGAGGTGGCGTGTCCAGCCTTGTTCCTGGGCCGGTGATCAAGACCTTGCAGAACCACATAATGTCTTCTGGCCAATCAGCAATGATGTGTACAGAGTCAAACTCGAACTGGCGCATAAAGATGGCCAGCTGTTCTTGCAGGCTTTCAAATGTGATCGACGGCTTTCCAAGTTTTGGCATCACGTTTTCAGCAACCCAATGGTCTGGGTTATTGCAGCCAAGCACCTCGTAAAAAAACCGGCCATCTTCAGCAACCAGCGCCAGCGAAATCAATTCGCCACCATAGCTGTTCCACTCTTCGTCGATGAAAAGCCTCATGCTTCCTCCTTCGTGCCGTCGACAGGCGCTGTCTGGCGTAAAGCGTGAACCACAGCGCGGAAAATAAAGTCCTTAGCCTGTTGCTCACGTGGCAGCATGTCAAATGGCACGATGCAATGATGGGTCTTGGCATCTGGGTTTTTCTCTGGCCCGTACACCCAGCCATCTGAAACCTTCTGGGCCATCCAGCTTTCGTGGCTCGCCTCAGGCCCGACATTGTTTTCGGTGTGCAGCTTGACGCCAAGCATGGCGCTGTCCTTTTGCCACTGAGGTGCGTCCTCCCATGTTGGCTGGCTCATGTCGCCAAGTGCTTGGCAATATGCGCGATTCACCTCATGGCAGACACGTGCGATCAGTTCGTTGCTCATGCTGTCTCCTTTGCTTCTTCAAACATATCTGCAGTTGCAGGCCCACCGGCCAGCTCAATTGGAATGCCACCAGTCAGCAGACTAACCAGATCGTCTTGGCCAGCCACCTCGATGTCGAAGCGCGTCTGCGCTGCGTGCCGGATGGCCTGGGCCTGGTTGCCTGCTCGAATCAGTCGGTGTTTGTTGGTCTCCACGTCGGTGACCAGGTAAATGCGTGTGCTCATAGTTGCTCCAGTTTTCAAAAGGGAATGTCGTCGTCCATGTCGTCAAAGCCTGAGCCATGCGACTGTTGTGCTGCTTGCGGTTTCGGCTGCGGCTTAGGCTGGCTGCTTGCCTGCTCGCCACCGGCCACAAACTCTAGGTCGACCAAGCGTGCGACCATCTTGGTGGCCTGCGTGCCGTCGCCTTTGGTGAATGTCTGGATGCTCACATCCTCAAGGTATGCCACGATCTGGCCACCCTTCTTGATGTACGGTGCCAGCGACTCTGCGCGTTGGCCCCATAGCGAGGCATCGACCCACTGCGTCGGGCGCTTGCCGTCGTCGCCTCTCTTGCCATAGCTGAACGCCAGAGAGACGTTGGCCACCGCTGCCCCGCCTGGTGTGTATCGCACCTCGGCGTCTTTTCCGATGCGTGCCAGTCCGTTTGCTTTCATGCTTGCTCCTTCAGTTTGTAAACCCGAACAACCCGAGCGTGGGCTGATGGGTGGGTTGCTTGACAGTATCCAATCGGCTCGAAGGCGTCACCCTTAAAAACCGCACCCCAGGTGTTGGGGTGGTAGTCGGCAGGCAGCTCCACACGCTCCCTGACCTCGTTGATGGTGACTTGGCCAGTGGCCTCGGCCACCTCGACCGCCACCGACCTGGCATAAGCCAGCCAGTCCTCTCGGCCTTTGGCAACCAGCGCCAAGCCAGCGTCGCGCAAGTCGCGGCCATTCATACTGCATCCTTGTAAGACTGGATGAACTCGACCTCACGCTCAATGTCTCCGAGGAACTTGATCACCTCAATCTCCAGCTCGTTGATGGCTTTCTCATCGCGCATCACCCGGCGAATGATGAGCTGGGCATTTTCTGGAAAATCTGGGTTGTAGGACACGAAGTCGCACCACTCGCGCTCGGCCACCCAGAGCTGGCCCTGCACCTGCCAGCGGTAAGCCGATGGGCACTTTCCTGGCTCAAGGCGCAAATATTCCAAGTGCGTTTTTGGCATTGGGCACTTGTATTCGGTCATGCCGACATCGCCAACCAGACCGTCAGGACTTACCCCGACCTGCAGCGTGTCGTGCATGCAAAACCCGATCTCGGTAACCAGATGGCCAGTGTTGGCCTCGTAAGCCAGTCTGGCGAATGGCTCGCGCTCAGTTCCCTGATCCATGGCAAACGTGGTCTTGAACTCCTCACGCACGCCAGTGATGCGCTCTAAAGCCAAAGCCGTCAGGTAGGTTGCACGGGTTGCCCCGCCACCCTTGGCCATGATGTCACTGAACTTGGAGCCGGATGGCACGCCAACACGCGCCTGCTTCCACTCGTCGGTGCCTTGGTCTGCTGTGATGACTCTCATGCTGCTGCCCCTTGTGTGTCTGCTGTCTTGGCCGCCTTCTTGAGAGCTG